CTGTTACGCTAATATTCTGTAGTGTAGGAGTCTTTGCTTCTATAGAAGGTTTCTTACCCGGAGTGAGCAACCCAAAAAGCTTTGAGCTTGAAATGGGTTTTTTATCATCTGTTGGTTTCTTGCTTAATGACATGCCCCAAAGTTAAGATATATAGCCGTATTTATTATCTTTCATCAGCTCCCGGAATCGGTCCGCTAGGGAATAGTAGATTTATTAATTTTAGTCTCTGTTGAAATGTTCCTGCGCCTGCCTTTAAAATAGTCTCCTTAGTCATAGGGTAGCCTTGTTCCCTAAATAGGGTTTCAAATCTGGTTGCCCACTCGTCAACATTTGTTAACCCCGTTGCTGCAGCCTTTGTGAAAATAGTTAAAAGCTGGTTAAGCGTTTTCATTCCATCGCCAGATTTTACCTCATTTATTTCCTTTTTCAACTTCAAGAGCTGTGCATCCTTTAGCTTTATTCCATTTGCTTTTTGGAACATTCCTGCAATGTCTCCTAATTTATTCCAATCCTCAATCTCTACATCACCCATCCTAGCTTGGTCAACATAATTTGATGCAAATAGATGATATGGAGTGACATTAGCCTTATCTGTTATACCGTATATCTCCATAGTCCTTTTAATCGCATCTTGAGCTTCTTTTTGAACCTGTGGATTTGATGGGTCTTCCGCGCTTTTATAAAGGTCTCTTTTTAAGACCTTCATATAGTCATCATTCTTTTGAATTTTGGAAGATGTTATAACAGCATTTAGTGTTGTAATTGGGTCTGCGCCAGCTTTTATTAAGTTTATGGGAACATCTACAGTCATACTTTTCCCCATTAAAGTAATACTTTTCTTGGATAGCTTTTGCTGACCTGTATTTGGGTCAATTACAGGTATAGGTCTGCTGAGACTACTTTGAGCGCTTACTGGATTAATTGATTTGATTACACCTGACAAATCCTTTAAGTCATCATTACTAAAGTCTTCCTTTTCATACTCAAAGTTTGTAGGTATCTTACTAAGGTCCCCATATTTTTGCTTAAGCTCGCCTACACTCATTCCAAAGTCAGTATAAACCTCTGTGTATTTGCTTGTATTAAGAACCTTTGTCGGGTCTTTAAACATTTTTCCAATAGCTATTTGCGTCTGTCCAAGGCTAGTAGATTCTCCTATATAAGACATCATATCTGCCTTTGATTCATCAGCTAAAACCTTTGCAGCTGTTAAGTCACTCCCTCTTCCACCCCTTCTATTTAATGATTGATATCTCTTTTGAGCTTCAGCATATGCAGCAAACTTACCGTCAAACTCAGCTACATCTTGTTTTCTAACTTTTCCATTGTAGAGTTTTTGCTGGTCGTCTATGGATTTATTCATAGATTCTTCGTACTTCAGCCTAAGCTGTTCTTGCCTAAATGCATTATCTTGGACAGCTTTGATTGCTCCATCAATGTCGATTGGTGATAAGTTATACTCGTATGCCATGTAATTATTTTATTGCCCTTTTCCTTTAACAAATCCTCCAATAGCTTCAGATGCTCCGCCAGTAGCTACAGCGGCTCCCACCCTCAGTGCTCCTTTAGCTAAATTAGACATTTGTGTATTTAATGCTTGCTTTCTGCCCATGTAATAGTTAAATAATCCTTCTTGCTTATACTTCTGAAGACCCATTTTCTGCTGTCCAAGTCCCATGGCTGAAGACCTTGCTGCCATCATATTTCTCTGTCTTGCCTCATCTTCAAGATCAGCAAGTTTTAATCCAGCTGTATTAGCAGCATCCATTATAGATGCGGCTCCAGCTAATGCAGACCTTCTTCCTCCTAATTGAGAGAATGCTGCACTCTGAGAACGGTCAGACTGCTGCTTAAATAGACCTAGTGCAGAAGATGACAAACCTTGGTTCTTCATCATCTGAGCCTCTTGGTCAGCTTTTACTATCCCTTGGTCAACCTGCTGATTTTCAAGATTTGTAATCTGCTGCTTAATACCGGTATTTGCCTCTTTATATTTTTTAGCTATATTTCTACCCAACAGAAATAACCCTCCCACACCTCCTCCTCCTACAAGTGCAGTAGCCTTACCAAGTCCTGTATCAAAAAATTTCTTCTTTGCCATAATTATCTATTATAAAAGGGTTCTAAAATTCCTAGCTCTATATAAAACAAATTTACGAATTCATTTCCATTAACAGGCTTTAGGTTTATCTGTGCCCAGTTACCCTTCAGCACATTACCATTATACAATCCACCCGTACTACTTGCATCCCTTTTGAATGCTGCATGAAGCTTGTCGTCTTTATACAAGAAGTCAGCATCCTGCAAACTAGAGCTTTGCCCAAGGTTAGTAGTTATATCCCCGTTTGTATCCGGTATCCACTTCTTATTACAAAGCATGCTAATGGTATTGTATCTCTTCTTTATGTTTTGCATCTCATTGAAAACCAACTTAATAGATGGTTTGTACTGAGTCCCGTAGAAGTTGCAATATGTTGTACTATCGTGCACATACAGCTGTCCGTTCTTAAATGATACAAGAGAACCTTCTGTAGATGTTATCCACTCTGGTGCGTAGTCATAGAATGAAGTATAGCTGTTTCTGAGTTCATTAAACCCAAGAGTAGTATTAGCCTGTCCTGAAAACCCTTGGAATACCGTTATACATTCCTCTTCGTAGTAATCATATACACTAAGTACTTTAGCATATCCACCAAGAGTTCCTGCAATATTATTTATATACTTATTAGCAAGATCTGTTATATAAAACTGTGCTTTGTATATACTAGATATTGGGGTTAATCCGTCCTCGCTTAACCTTAGTTGATATCCTCTTATTGGGTCTACGAAATAGTCTGCACGAGCAGACGATGTTAAACTTGTGGATAGATTACCAATACCATATTCACCTTGGTAGTAGTTTATTTGATTCAACAGTTTGCTTGTTTGAATCAAGTTACTACTTCCGTCAGCATTAAATATCATATTCTCAAGAACTCCAACTACACCACAGGCTCTCTTTTGGAATACCTTCATCTTACTTCCCCTAACCTTAAATCTCATAATATCTCCCTTGCTCCTGTCATACTCATCCATGTTTGTTGAGCTAAACCTGTTTGAGTTATTTACATCTGTTCCTGCTTCTTTCTGTAGCCCAAACCTGACCAATGTAGGATAATAAGATTGTTTAGCATTTTCATCAAACACAAGAGGTCTTGACTTTGCATTTATTTCAATCTTATTTATATCACTAAAACTTTTCTCTATTATTGCTATTTGTGTATTATTTACCACATCAAGCTGTAATTCAAAAGCGCCAACATTAATCTTAAATCCAGTATCATCATGCGTCTCTGTCATTAAAAATAATTTGGCAGCAGCAGCAACAGGTATTTTAGCATCAAATTCAAATTCATACTGCCTATTAGATTCTGTTACAGGAACTCTTTTTAGAACAGGATATATTGCTGCAGTAGTTGCATTTAAAACAACCTTTGCGTGTATAGCGATATAATTAGCATTTGATGTTATAGTAGAAATAGGGATAGTGCCCTTTACTCTTACAGTTTGGGTTACTCCGCTTTTATTCCTGTATAGACAATCTGGAGTTGTGTAATTAGGATAATCGGTAGCAATTAAACTTGTTGTACTACCTCCAAGTACTTGAGACTTTATTTCATATATAGAGTTAGATATCGTCTTAGTAGTATTATCCGTAGCAAATATGTTTACGTTTATATTTCTATACCTGCCGGCATATGGACCAAAGCTATCACCTTGACCATATTGACCAGCGGTAAAGGTATAATTTGCTCCAACAGGAATATTCCTATACCTAAAGAACTCGTCTCCGCTTGTAAGATATACTAACGCTGGAACAGACGCTGTCTGTGACTGGCTTTGCCCTACATGATATCTGTTAGATGTGCCCGGTTGAGATACTGCATATTGTTGTCCTATCTCATAGTAAACATCAATACCTGAAGATGGTTTCTTATAGCTATATATTTGTATCTTATAGTTCTGGAAATCCTCAACAAGTGTACCAGTACCTGCGTATACAATAGGATCCGGTTCTAACAGTTGAAAGTTTGCATCTAAGGATGTAGCTGGATATTTTATCTTTACGTAAGTCCCTTTAGCAACATATCCATTCACGTTTGGATTTGACTCAACTCCTATTATTTCAAAGTCCAAGTTGTCACTTAGTACAACAGTAGAACCCGTTGCACTAACTCTTTCTGTAAACCTTATCCTATCTCCCGGAGCAAAGTCATATCCAATATACCCTGAAGTAGACTGAATGTCTTCGTTGTATTGTATCATGTTATCTATACCTATATAAGATATAGAGAAATCGGTTGATGATGTTGCCCTTGTTGTCAGCTTAGTGAATACACGGTTTGATACCCAAAATATATTTTTATCATACGTAAGGTTATCAGTCCTTACAATATTGTAGTATGTTGACCAAGTCGGAGGCTGATGTGATATAGATATTTGAACGAATGGATATAGTGTACTTCCTGTCCATTTGGGGGTAGTAATCTTCAATCCTTCTGAAGTTACAACACCATTTGTTCTTCCCTTCTCATCGTAATATACAATACCGTACCTATAATTTGAGTTTCCTTGATGCACATACAAAGCATTGTCTTTCCTATTCGTTGCAAAAGGTACAGCAGATAAAGTGTTTGTCATATATGCCGATTCTAAATTCAGCGCAGTTGCATCAAAAATATTAAGCTTATTGCCTGTAATTAATGCAGAAAAACCTTGCGACGTAGCACTTGCCTCTAGTCCAATAAGTATTTGATTAATACTGTCTGATGTTGTCGAATCGTAAAATATTGTAAATAAAGTTCCTGCTGAATTTCTAAGTTTTACATAATAATCTCCATACCCTGCTGCTGGAATAGAAACAGGAACATTTGTTCCTGCATCGTTTGCCCCCATACCCGTAAGGAATACGTCAATTGAATTTATTCCTCCATAGCTACTTACTCCATTCTGTTGCGCAAAGAATAAAACTCCAGGAACTTCAATAAAATCTTGAGTAGTAGAGTTCGATGTAAGAGTAGCATTTACATTGCTAACATTGTCATAGCCTTCAGTTATTCCCCCATATACAAGAGTGCTTCCATTTGCTAACTCTTGTGCATTTGCTTTCTGTGGTACATAATCGAATAAGGCTATTTGCTCTGCTTTATCTATGGGGATTAGAGATGCATTGTTATAAAACAAATAACTATATACGTTATTGTTTGGTATTGATAAACTATTATCCTTCTTGTTTAAGGATGTAATTAACTCATAATCAGATGTAACTCCATCAGCACACTTTCTAACAGCTAATTCTATCTTTTTTACTGTTTCATCTCCAGTAGACATGAAAATGTTGATTCTAGAGTTACTGTTAGGAAACCTAGATAGTGGTTCATTGAATGGAAGCCAAGGTAAAGGAACCATGCTACCAGTACTCCACACAGACTTTTCTCCATCGTCGTAAACCCACCTATATATAAACTGAAATAGTGAGTTTCTAAGGTTGTTGTTGGTTACGTTGTTGTCGTACTCATAAGCTGACTTTACTGGCATTGATGGAGGAGCCTTAGCTACATCTAAATAAGATCTTTTGTATGAGGCATACACTCCAGCTAGCTTCCTATCTATGTTTATTTTTGATGGTCGCCCAAGTGAATCAATCCAATAGAGCACATCTCCATCAAGGTCCAATGAAGACTTATATGCGTCATTGTACATGATGTTGATAGATGTAATTGGGTTGTTTATATTGAAGCCTAAAACATCGGTAGAGCTATGGGTATTGTTTATAAATAAAGCCTGTATAGTCTTTGGTATAGTATTATATATGTATATACCATGGTTACCATTTGAGTTAAAGTTAAAGTAGAACAGTCTCTGTTTCTGTGAGTCATAATGAGAACCTATACAGCTATTTGTTCCTCCAGGTAAAGATGTTGCGATATTCCTATTACCCAAGATATTTTGAGCTGAAAGACTACCTTGACTTCCTCTAAATACTATGTTCTTAGCCTCCTTATGATGACCGCTTGGCAAAACATCATTAGAGTCATCAAGATTCATCACTCCTGCTATCTGCTTTCTTTCTGTCTTCATATTATGATTTTGCTACAAGTTTTTGACTCAACCGTATCTGCTCATTTGCGTCCCACGGAGTCACAGGGTTAACTCTCATCTTTGCAAGCCTTTTTTGATTATAGTACTCTTTACGCCTCATCTGCTTGTCACCCATTGTTGACCTTCTTCCAGCTGGTAAGTACTCAATATCTCTCCAAGCTATATACGATAATATAGCATCTCTAACTTGAATAGGTATCTTGAAGTTTACATCGTCTGATGGAGAAGAGAAATATTCTAAAATTACATATGTGTAATTAAAATCATTGTCGAGATATATTAATCCTTCTGTTTCAGATATATCAAATTGACCTTGACTATTAAGAGCAGCTCCTGCTCCAAATATATTAGCATATCTTGCCCCGTCAAAATAGTTTACGTAAGCAAGGTCTTGAAGCCTATATGTATTACCTACGCTATTGTCTGTATTTTTTGATAGCCTATCTGTTTGGTCAATCTTATATTCAGTAAGGTTGCTATTTCTTCTAAGAGTAGCTACTTCACCTTTTGCGTTCAATACCCCTACTTTAGAGAATCCTATATAGTTAGTAGGAAGAGTAACAGTCTTATTAGCATTAACTATAAGCTTCTCTGTTTTTGGCTCCATATGGACATCGTATCCTACCTCCTCTACTCCTCTTACACCAATAGGCCATAGCCTCCTATACTCTGCGCTAGTAAGTTTAGCTTGGTCAATATACTGATATATAACCTCTGCTAATTCAATAAACTGAGCTGTATCTTTTGCCATAATTATGCTTTATCTAATCCATCATTTGTAGTGTCCTCTGGCATACCTTTCCTAACTTTCAGTTGGTTCAGTATCCAGTTAATCATTTCTGATATATATTCTCCTGGAACATTAACCTCAGCTGTAAGGTCTGAGCTCTCTGCGCTAACCATTCTTACGATTGGTGTTTTTCCATTAAGATTATAGTAAGGGCTCTTAAAATATAGCTTTCCACCCTCTGCCCAAAAAAATATTTTACTTGGAGGCTTCTTTAGGTTGTCTATAAGGTCTATCTCTCTTGGAGAAATAGCAACTGGAGCTTTGGCTAATCCTGTGCTTACAGGAAACGTAACAGTAGATATTCCATAACCCCTAGATAGCCCAAGTGGAGGATGAGGCAGAGTAGCGTACCAGTATCCTGTATCTGAATCTAGTGTAAGTGCAAGATTCTTAAATGTAGCATAGAATGCATCACTAACTGTTTCAACCCCATCTAGCTTTATAGCATCTGTGTAGTTTACTTTAGCAACATATGCTATAGCTTGATTTATGTATAAATTTGCCTCATTCTCTGTAAAGTTAGCGTCATCTCCGGGGACTCCTCCATAATACAGCCTTCTGATTTGCTCTATTAGTACCTTTCTTGTCATAGCCCGTTATTTTTAATAGTTTGAGAAGCCCTCATCAAATCACCGTCCTTCAAATTAATACCTATAATTCCAATCGCCCTATATATAATCTCATACGTATCAGTATCTCCCCACTGTAAATCAGCGTTTGATGCTGGTACGCTTAATACAGTATCATATATCAATGCACCTGTATATGCCCACTTTAATACTTGAGGCCTTTTTAGGTATGTAAGTTTAGCTGTAGCCAAAGTTGAAGGATAGAATTTAAAGTTAGAGCCAAGCTCGTAGTATATTGGCTCAGTTACAGTAGGGGTATCTATAGCATTTCCTATATACGAAGAAATCCTGTCTTCGGCAATGACTCTAGCGGCATAGTTGTCATCTGTTGTCCTAATTGCTACTGTCTTATATAGGTCATTTGGCTTTGCAGCAAGTTGAGATGTTATTGTTAGCGTAGTCTCTGTAAGAAATGGAGACAGCATATCCGCTATAACAGCAGATGTTGACATGCCTGCTGGATTCTTTGGATTACTGCTTGGACTTCCTGTGTCATCAGTTACAAATCCAATGTACTGATTCTGCGCCATGTTTATGACCATGTTAAAGTCTTCAGGCGATAGGTACGTACCTTGGTACTTATCTACCAAATAAGATACTAGCTTGTATACCTCATTAATATTCATAATGCAAATATAAAACAAAATCTCCCAGTAGAGACCTACCGGGAGAACCAATCAAACCATAATTAACACGAAGCTATGTTACTCACCCAATGTCTTGAGTTGGGCGTAGAAATCCTTTCCTTTTTCGGTCAAACTATACTCAGACAGGAAGGTTAAAGCATCCTTACTATCAGGGATTTGCGCAATAAACTTCTTTGTATCTCCCCAAGATGCTTGACCCTTAATAGAGCTGATATCTATGATATTAGTCTGAATAGCCTTTGAGACCAAGTACTGAACCTTTACCAACGGGTTGTTGTATGTCTTAATGAAAGTCTCTGCGTTCTTGTCAGCTACTCCAATATAGTCCATTTTAATAGCCCTAGTTGATCTTTCTACTCCGTAAGAGTTAACAAACTTAACTCCAAGGTATTTAGCATGAGGAATCATAATCTCGTCAGGAGAGTCCATAGCAATCTTCATTGCTTCCATTCTCCTTTCTGTTTTTACAATCTCCTTCTCTTCTTGAGCTTCAAAGTCCAACATTGTATAGATTGACCTAGACCCAGCCATTCTGTTTGTTTTTTTGTCAAACATATTGCTTTTAGTAAGAAACTGAATCAATGAAGGCTTATTTGACGGAACCCTAAGAAATCCCTTTACAAACCTAATATCTGGTCTTTGATTCTTTTTTCCTTCAGAAAGGTGGTTTTGCTCCTCCTCCCATATAGTACTAACACCTTCAAGATACCTAATATTCCTTTCTGTACCCGTATTCTCATCATATATGATATCCGTATTTTTGAGAAGATAGTTCTCTGGATACTGACTGTATACGCTATTTGAGTAAAACTTAGCTGTTAGTTGGAATACGTATTCATTTTGCTCTTTCTTTTTCTTAGGTAGTTCTATTACGATGTCTGATACAAGTGCATTCTCTTCTTGTTGTGACACTACTTCTACGAGATTGCCATTTTCGTCAATTGTTTTTTTCGTGCTTTTAGCCATGGTTTAAGATTTTGATTAAGACAAATATACATAAAAAAAGAAACCCCTCACTAGGAGGGGTCTCAATTTCGCTATATCTAAATTAGGATTTAACAGAGATATATTGGTTAGCGGCAAATACCTGGATACCGCAGTACGCCATGTGGTGTACGTTAAGTTCCATTTTGTCGTTAGTTGGAACCTTAGCCAAAGCACCAGTTTCCCAAACCTTAACTTCTTTTCCTGGCTCAACCTCATTGTAAACAATACGGAGAGAAGGAACTTTGTCACCAGTTTGTGCATCACGACCATCCTTCATTGGGATGAGGATACCGCTATTCTTGTAGTACTCTGTAGAAGGAGCAACACCGTAAACAGCTTCAGCATTGAAAGGAAGGTACTTCTTCAAGTGGAAGGTGATACCATCGATTTTCAATGAATCAAAGCCGTACTTAACTGCAATCTCAGATGCACCACCAACAGAAGCCCAAACGATTGCTCCATTGTTATAATTGGTAAACAAGGCATCGTCAACAACGCTACGGAGGTAGCTATCCATCAAGAAATGATACTCTTGAGCACCACCATTGAAATCAGCAAGACGGGCGATAGAATGGAAGTCAGCGATAGTGAAACCACTAGCACTAGCATTCCAGTTGTAAGTTTGACCATTCGCTTCAATTTGAGGAACCAAACCTGTAGTACCAGTACTACCAATTTGAGCATCAGTTGAAGGCTTACCAAACATAAGCTTGAACTCCTTATTGTTCATGAACCTGCGTACAGCTTCATCAAGTCCTTTGTAGGTGTAATAAGACTGTCCATTAACTTCAAAGTAAAGTTCTTCAATCTTAGCACGATCGCTAATGGTGAAGTCTTCACGGATTTCAGTTGTATAGAAGGTCTTCCTTTCAGTCAATCCTGTAAGGGTGTTAAGCTTAGTAGAAGCTTCACCAGCTTCAGTGATACCACGGAACAACAGGTGTGCAGTAGAGTTAGAACCAAGGTCTGTGTTTGGATCAATTGTAGAATCCAAAGGCTTCATCTTGAATGCAGTAGAAGAAGTCACAACAGTGATTTTGTACTGAACTCCAGTTGCAGCGTTTTCAACAACTTCGCCTACACGGAGAGGGCTTCTGCCACCTGTAACAAATGCACTAGAGATAGCAAGAGTAATCTCTGCACCTGCAGCAACATCTGCCATAGCACCACCATCAAGCTGTACAGCTGAATGAAGTTTACCACGAGATTCAAAGTGAAAAAATTCCCTAGAAGGAACGGTAGCTTTCAATCCGAGAGCTTCCAAAAGTTGAGCATAGTTCTGAGAACCATACTTGTCAATAAATTGTGGGTAATACTGTGGCTTCAGGATGGAAAGGTCAGACATAAATGACCTTGTAACACCTGTTTGCATCACATTACCGGGTTGTAATACTGGCATTTTGATTTATTTTAATTTGTTATTATAAACTATACAACTTCGATACCATAGCACTATAGTCATCATTTGAGTTTGAAGACGCAGCAACCCTTGGCGAATCATTGAAATCAATATTCTTCATAGATTTAAGTAGGTCAGACTTTGCTTTAGACACAGCCTGTGTCACAAGCGAGTTAACCACCTTGTCTCTGTTCTGCAAGAAATAAACATCTTCTGCGAGTTGTTTTGAATCGTATCTTCCTTCCTTGAAATAACGATTACCATAAAACTCTTCTAAATCAAATTCTTTAAGGGTGCTTGAAAGATTAACCTTTTCTTCCGGAGTTAGGTTATACTTCCCGTCAAACTGGACATCCTCGTCCTTGTAATTGACACTGAACCCATCAAAGGATTTTAGACCATTATCTAAGCTACTTACATAAGCCTGTCTGGCTTCTGCATAAACTTGATTCTGCTCTTGTTCTTGCTGTGCGAAGTAATTGTTCAATACATCGTCGGGTGATACCTGTGACTGTGTACTCTGAACTTGACTTAATATATCTGGAAAAGAAATATCCTGCTTTAATCCTTCAAGGTATCCTCTAGCCTCTCTAACCTCTTTCTTCATCTCCCTTGACATAGACTTCATCTGCTTATCAATTCTCTTATTGTGAGTAGCAATCTCATCATCGGTCATCATGCTAGTATCAGCATCATCATCAATACCAAACCTGCTACTAAACTCTTCCTCTATTTCTTGAGGTGTTAAGTCTGGATATTCATAAGCCATTTTAAGCTTTAGAACATCTGATTCGCTCATTGTATCCAAACTTGAAAGAACTTTTTGCTCGTAAATCATATCAGCTAATTCTGATATGTTACCATTTACAAGCTTTTCATAAATGTCTTTTGATACCTCATTTGGCCACTCAAACTGTACAGGCTCGCTTTGAGATTGTTCATTTGTTTGGCTCTCTTGAGGAAGCTCTACTGCAGTATCTGAACTAACTGTAGACTGTACCTCTTGGCTTTCTTGTGCTTCTAGTTGTACATCTTCTACTACAACCTCCTGTGGGACTTCCACAGCAGTATTTGAGTATGACGATGTGTCAAATGGATTGAATTGTGCTTCTGACATGGTTGGTTTATTTTATACAAATATATGCATTATTGCATTTGCTGACCTTCTGCTCCTTCTTGAGCTTCCTGTTGCTGCATTTGCTGCATCATCTGCTCTTGTTGTTGCTGCATAGCCATTTGCTTTTGTTCTTCCTTTTCTTGGAAGTATTGGTCTACTATGCTTTGAATCTCATCTGGCAATTCCCTATCTAATTCAAATGACTTCATAAGTGCCAACTGAATAAAATCCTGCCTAGACAGGTCGCTCTTCATTTTAGATTCAGCATCTGTAATAGCTATCTTAGATTGAGCTTCAACCTGCCGAGTCTGTGCATCGGCTTGAGCTTTTACCATAATTGACTGCTGTTGAGACTGAGCATTCATTTCAGAGTTCTGTTGTGCCTTTTGCATATCATCCCTCATCTTCTTCCTCTTAGCCTTAGACAGATACATCTCGGCAAGTTTATAATTCTTTATGTTCTTTACCTTAAATGCATCTTCAAAATCAATAGCAGATGCAGATATTGCTGTCTGAATCATGCTATTCAAGAACTGCTTTTCTGCCTCATCTGGCATAACCTCAACGATTACATCAAATTGCTTATCCTTAACTTCTTTATCAGATATGTAATCCCTGTATTGCCTACCTCCATAAAGTACAGAATCGTATAATAATAAAGCTGACTTAAATGATGTCTGCTTATATAGATTAAGATACCCATCATATATAAAGTCGGTTGCGTTATTAGATGCTTCTACCTGTGAACGCTGAACTCCAAGTCCCAACTTAGGATTTACTGAAGCTCCTTCACGATATTCATTTACACCAATCTCATCCCTAAGTCTAGTAAGGTAGTGGTTGTATACAGTAATTAATTCCTGTATCTGTCCAATGCTTCCGCTATTTGGTGCTTCTGAAATAGGTACTCCATTTACATTATCACCATCCTCAGTCTTTCTTCTGTAATATATATTACCTGTTTGATCATAAATCTGCTGTATCTCCATTGGAGTAACATTCTTTCCTTGACCAAGACTAATATCAGAAAGGGCGTCAATATCTATAATCAAACCAGAAGGCCTCAACTTGGCTACAAGCTGTTGAATCTTTAGGTGAGCAAGAGTCATCTGCCTGATAGATGTTTCCATCCTTTCAGGGATAGCCATGTTCTCAAGGTCAAGATTCTCGTGCATGTACAGGCTGTAGCTGAAGAATACGTCAGATAACTCTTTTGCTATAGACGGCTTAATCATGTTCTTAGCAACTCCCCACTCCAACATAATATCAGAGTTCATCACATATACACCACGATAGTTTACCTTCATGGTCTTCCTAATAATCTCTTTGTTATCTCCAACCTTCTGAGGTTCTTTATCTTTCTTCTCTACAATAAGATTACCAAACTTATTAATCCTGGCTTGGTATATCATAGAATCAACAGTCCTAATCTCAAAGTCTAAAACGTCAACAGTAAAATCATCATAAGGCCTGTCGATATTGTATCTAAACTTCTCCTCCCACTTTACAGATGATGTATAGTTCTTTGACTTCTGTGAAATCTTAAAGAACTTCTCTTCCTCAATATTAGGATATAGCTCTCTAAGATCAGATATCTTCATTGAGATGACTTCGCCAATAAAAGACATATCCCTAAAGTCATCGTAATCAGAATATGAATAGATTAGGTTTTCAGGTATTACCCTTCTTACGGTAATCTTTCCGTCTCTAGATGAAGTTACTTTTGTACAAGCCAACCCTACCTCAATCATATCCTCTAACAGCTTCCTCTTTACAACATCCCATCCACTTGTATCCAATACAGCAGTTATGCCCTTTTCAAACATAATCTCTTCCGGAAGCTGATACTGTCCGCCAAAGAACAAATCCAATTCTTCATAATCTTCTGGAGTATAGGCATTATCTGGAATTAGCTTTAATCCAGCCTGCTCTTCAATACCCTTTATCTCGTCCCCAAAGTTCATTCTAAACTCAGCCTCTTCCCTTTCGTACTTCTTCTTATCTGTAGATATTGGGTCTATGGCAGAAACCCTAACCTTCTCCTCCCTCTTCATGAATCCGCCAATCATTACCTGTATAAACTTTGGTGCAATGGCAGGAGCCTTCATATCAAGGTTTACAAAAGCCTCTTTACCATCTACGTTAAGCAAATCTAGAAACTCAGCCATAGGCTGTCTGCCTCTAGCAAACTTCCTATTCTTGTCGAATTTCTTGTTTCGCTTGCTAAAATATCCGCTATTAAAAGCCCTTTCAAGGAACTTGGATACCTTCAATCCTTCCTTCTCATCCCTTTTGGACTTAATTGTTCCGAGGTGGAAATTTAATATTTCCTTGTTAGTATTTGCCATAATCTAAAGCAAAAGTACAAATTATGTTGTTAGTTTAAACGTCCTGATAGGAATGGAGGAAGATGCCTTCTCTATCCTCTTACTTTCTAAAGATACGCCAGAAAGCAAACTTATCATAAATGCCACACTTCTATCGTAAATGGTCCTGTGCTCATGGTCATACTGAAGAAGCTCCTCCAACAGTTCGCTAAAGACTATCTTCTCACAATGGTTCTCTATGTAGGTTATGCAGGTGTCCAACTGCCTAGCCAATGCAAACGCATCACCGGAAGTAACTCCAAACTTCGATACATTCCTTTTCCGGTTCTTGTCTATAGCGGACTCAGGAGTCTTCATTAGATACCCCTTGAACCCCTTATTACTGAAGTAGTCAACAAAGTCATCTCCTACGTCATTCTCGTAACAGGCTTTATATCCCCAATATATTGAAGCTTTCAGCATCTCATCGTGGAACATAGACTTTAGCCTTGGTCTGTCAATATACTCCGCTATTGGCATACAGGTGTTACTTGGGTCACCAATATCCAATCTCTCAAATACAAGGCAAGCCCCCATTGATCCCTTACCAGAAATGACGGATGATTTGAATGGGTCAATACCGGATACGTATTTATGCGTATTTGCGGGTATTTTTATCCCATCAGATTCTAGCGATTTGTTAGACTCCCCGTTTGGAGGGAACTTATAAACCTTCCAAGGACCATCCTTGTCATCAACCCAATCTACAGTTTTATCATCCTTCCATATCAAACGTACCTTCCTAATTGGTATCCTTTCTTCTTTTAAAAAGTCAATTTGTTTGTATATCTTTTCTGCGTTAAAATAACATTTCTTTTGGTCAATCATGAATGCCTCATTCTCATCAAATGGATTCATCCTTATTTCTTCAGAAAGAGCTTTTTTGTCGTCAGAAAGTAATTGCCTTTGCTTTAGCAAGTAGTCTTTGGCTCCTGATACAATCTTTAAGCCGTATCTCTGCTTTATGTACTTTGCCTGTTCCTCTGTAGGCGTGTCTATTATTGACTTACCGTGTCTATCTATAAACCCCTCGTATCCGTCATACGCAGGACAGAAATATCTGTATAAACCTGTTGCCGTGTTATAATCCTTAAATTGATTGGATTGCTCAAACAGCATCTTGTACGGCTCACCCCCACTCTTTGCATCATTTGCCGTTGATGGTATAAGGCAGAACCCCACCTTGATAGCACCCCTAGTAAGAGTCTTTTTAACTATAGGCCAGTATTGGTTTACGGCTACTTCTTTCGGCCACTTACCAGCCTCGTCCATAAGTAGTGCACTTACCCTTCCGGAATCATATGAGTTAAGAGCTGTATTTTTAAAGTTAATCTTAGACTCAAGACCGATATCGCTATCGTAGATTTGTCCTTTGTCTCTAACCTTAGCTTTCCTCTTATCCTTTCTTTTCCTGAATACAAGCTCCGTCTTTGTATCCTCATCCTCTACTCTCGGCTTTAGGAATACAGGCAAGTTCCTGTACCCATTCATCACCATGTATATAAAAGCATCGGAAGCATCCTTACCAGTCTTTGATATGATACCACAGAATGATTTCTTTTGGGTTATAGCCTTCCAAACTAAATAGCACGTAGCTTGAGATGTAGCACCTTCCCTACGTTTCTTTATTCGTATAATACCGTAGCATTGTGTATGACTTTCGCAGTATTCTTGAAAATAAAAATACCTTCTATCTACATCTCTGTAATCAGGCATTTCTCCATTCTCAAGCGTCCAATAGTTTAAATAGAAATAGTGAAGACCGTTTATGTACGTAGAATCACCGTCATTCATAAACCAGTATCCGTTCTTTATCTTATCAACCTCTTTGGTAATAAAGTCAATATGGTTGTCATCATACACAGCATTCCCATCCTCGTCAAACTCCAGGTCTTCAAATGATACAGGGACTTCAGTCCTTCTAAAATACTGTTCGCAGTTCGCGAATTGAGAACCATCTATCACAGATGGAGTATCTGGACACTCGTAATCTATTCCGCATATGTTGTATGTCTGCTTCAATTTATCTTCTTTACAAACTTATCTATCTTAGATGCATTCATCTTACCTATTGCGTTTAAGCAAAACTTGAATCTTCCGTACTCTTTAGCCTCTTCCATTTTAGTAACCATTCCCTTTTCTTTAAGTCTGCTTACGCAAGAATAATACGGAATACTTGTTCCTTCCATATCTCTAGCAAAATCTGACTTTACAAAGTAGTCGTATCTATTTGCCCACATAAGGAATGCGCATTCGTTAATCGTCAGATTCATTGCATCTGTTAGGATGCCAAGCATCCCTATAAATCTAGCAGGATTGTCTGTCTTGAAGTTAGGCTTATCCATCCTAGCTACAGCCTTCTTATACCCATCCCTTCTTCCCTTAGCTTGATGAACAGAGTGCCTTCTCTTTAGCTTCTCTATCCTCTTGTTTACACCCCAAAGAACTTGAGTCATTCGGAAGTGCTTATAAGACATAGTATTTATCTTCTTATTCTTCTCATTCCGTATCTCTTTCTTGTCCTCAATATGTTTTCTGCTCCTAAACTTCTCTACCCTCAAATCGGACAAAGCATCTTGGTAGGCTTTGTAAATAACCTCCTTATCATCGGAAAGCTTTATTCTTTTCCTCATTTGAACAGTTCTTCTATTATGGGTTTCCTTCTAGACTTATCCTTCTCCTCATCACCCGATAATTGGTTGTCTACTCTTAGCTTCTTCAATACTTCGTTTATATCACCTACGCTATTAAACAACTTCATTACCCTTTCCCATGATCCATTGTCTTTATCAGATAGGTCAAGCTTAGAAAGGTCATTGTTATTTAGCAATGATGTAATCTCGTTTAGTTTTCTATTCAGCGCGTAGTAAGCCCCAACGATTCCATCGGATTCGTATATAGCTATCTTGTCTTCTAGTTTTCCCATTTCCCTATACAGTCTGTATATTTCAGTCTAATGAGTGTAGTTCTTTGTCCTCCTATATTGTGATTCATTTCATAGTCGGAGTACTTATAGACTATTGCAATATCTCCAACCTCAAACTCTGTTACGCTTTCAGGCTTTGCTAAAATCTTTAGCATGCATTCCTTCTTCTTTTTATCAGCAAGGATAATACTGCCAAACTTAGCTTCTTCTTCGTACATGCGTTCAGCTAGCATAAATCCATCTATACAAATGACTTGGTCATCTTTTACACCAAAGTGTAACATATTTGAGTCAATGGCGTAAACTGAGGTAAGGTTATCGGGCTCGATATCCAGTTTATACTCATCTGTGATTGAGTTGTGGTTGAACAGTACATTTGTTCCGGCTTTAAGGTTTTTGAAATCTGTTAGTAGAGTGCCCTGTGTATGGTTGGAAATCTTTCCATCCCATGAGTAGTTAGTATTTACGAATAACTCAACTTCGGTTCCGTCATCCCTTATTACTTTATGGGAATCCTTATCTCCGGAACGAACAGCAATAACTACTCTTTTGCCAACAGGTTTGATTGTGTTGTAAAGATGCTCCATATATGGTTTGGTTTATTTGAATCGCTCACCCTTGCCAGAAGACTTTCCGCTTCTGTACACTTGCGAACTCTTACTCCAAAGATAGTGATAAGCCCACCAACCAGCAGATAATTTTGAAGAATTTGCTTCCTTGGCGTGCCTCTTCCTATATTGCTCTCTAGCTTCAGGGGAGTAGTTGGATGAGTATCCTTTTGCACCAAAGCGTATAAGCTTTACCTTGTCACCTTCTTTGGCTAGTACAACTTTCTTGTGTACTCCATCAGATGCGTCCTTTGGCTTATTATACCCACTGAATTTCTCACCCCTGTATTCTATCATTATCTAAACTCTTTTACTTTTTCCGCTATCCTTTTTGGCTGCTTTACGAACTGTTGGCCTTTCAGGTTTCCCTGTGCCTTTGCTTGGTTTGTTGACTTTCTTTGGCTTGGGCTCAACGACTTCCACGCCTTCTCCGGCAAATACCGACGCATCCCATCCGAGGGCTTCCCAGAAGAAGTCGTCCATTTTTCTTTCGTCCACTTCGATAACGAATTTGAGCTTGACTTCTTTCCTTGATATCCACCACCAGATTTTTTGTACAAGGCTACCGCTAATTGTGCTTTCCTTGCAGACCATTCGCTTGCATCTCCACCTTTGGAGCCAGCTTTTACATTCGCAACTATTCTTTTCCATAATCCCGGATTTTTTTTTACAGCAGTACTCATCTCATCCTATATTTTCTATCTTTTCTATCATGCTTATTAAAAGACTTTTGGGCTCCACCCTTCTTCCTTTTACCAAAGCTTAACTTAACCTTATCGGATGAACCTTTTGCCGTTGCCATTGTTTATTTCTTTTTCATTGGTATTACACCCTTTGCAATCAGTATATCCATCTTCGTTATTTTACCATCTCCATTCCTGTCAGGAAACGGTTTTTTATTTCCAGGCTTACTAGCACTTTTTTTAGCTACTGGTTTTTTAGTTTGTGGCATCTTATTTCTTTTTAGCTGGTTTTTTATAGAGTCCAGTAGGTTTCATCCTAACTGTATATGCTCCTTGTTTCTCAATCTCCTTCATTACAGACCTAGGTGTAACTCCACCTTGCGCCATTACTTCTGACAATGGGATACCAGACCTTTTTGAAAAAGCACTATCCTCTTTTGTAGCACCATAGTTTTGCGCTTTAGGCTTAGGCTTTGGTTGCGGCTTTACTTGTCGCATAGGAACATTTACATCCATTTTCTTCCCTTGGTAGCTTACAGTCTTTTTAGCGACTTTTGGTTGTTGTTTCATTTCTTTATTTGATTTTTTGCGATTTGACAATCTACTACCCACTCCCTTGATAATTCCTTGCGATGAAATGAACTGTCTGTTGATGGGTGATATAGATACGTTTCCTTCCAACTATTTACTTTTAGATATTGACTTCTTTTTTGCCTGAACACCTAAATCCTTTAAGTGAAATAGTGGCTTACTTGTGGCAGTATGTGTTTTACCAGTCATGGGCTTACCACCAGCTTTGTGCATGGTTCCGCTCCATTTAGTTCCATCCTTTAGATAGTGGTTGACGTTTTTCATTTCTTCTTTTTCGCGTTAATCATCTTCATGAACTTATCCTTGGCTGCCGACTTAGTAACCTTCTTTGCACTCTTTGGCGCTGCCTTACTTGCTACCTTAGCTCCGTACCCTGTCATTGAATTTTTCATTTTTACGTTATTTATAACAAAAATAAGAAACTTATGTGTAAGTTTTTACTATCAGATCTAGCACCTCTTTGGGTATCTTATTATAGTTTTTCTTTATGCGTGTAGGGCACATATTAATAAGCTCCTTGTTATCGTACAGCCCCGTAGGAAACTTCTTCATTATAGGCATTGCTCTATAGCTGTACAGGTACAGGTTAGCCTTCCTGCCATACCTTGCCTTGTTTATAGGTAGCTTCCAATACCTTATATTCTCTAATGCCCTAACCTCACAGTCCCTCTCAAGCTCAATCATGCCATCAATGACCTTAGTGAGCTGTTGGGTGTTCATCACCTTCTCCCCATCTAACCAAGACCATAAATCAAGGCAGCAATCAGTCCAGTGAGACCACCTTTCGTCACCGAGCCATTGCTGCATGTGCGAGTACTCGTGCACGAGTATCTCTATCCATTCTTCAAATGGTTTGCCACAGGCAACCACTAGCGTTCTATTTACATCATCAAAATACCCCGAACAGTCTGTAGAGAAGCTGTCAGTTATGACCACATTCCTTGAAGGAGATAAGACAAGCTCTATCCTGTTGGCACTGCACCTCCTCCTTACATTAGCAACAAACTGTTTGAATTCAGGGGGTATCTCATATTTCATCCCCCAAATTTAGGTTGTTTTTAGGCTTGATAATCTTACGTCTGTTACCCTTACCCTATTCCCATTAAAGAATAGATTTGGATCAAACCAGAACTCTATAGATGAGCCAAGCTTCCTTGATAGTATCCTCTTATCCAACAGTTCAATAATGTTATTATGGAACGTCTTCTCTGCAATACCGCAGACTACACATACGTCAGGTGCATGCAACATAACAGATTCGTTTAATGGTCTAACCACACTCATAGCGTATAGTATAATCCTAAGAGAAGAGTGCGATAAGCCCATAAGAACAGGTACGCTATCCTGGAACAGTTTGGTGTACACAAATGAATCATGCAGTAGCTTCTTGTTCTGGCTAACCTTCTTCATGGTATAGTACTGCCCAGTGTCAGGGTCAACAGTCAATGTCTCATCTGTCTTAGTAGTGTACATCCTCTCCACAATACCGTTCATCTTGTACGGACTGTTAAGGTACTCTTCGTGCTTTTTAGTCATACCCAAATGTAGTGTTTTTTTACATATCCAAGGATTTAATCCCCCTATTAAGGAATACTACTATTGATTGTCAGTTAGTTATGAGGTTTTCTTCTTAATTATATTATACACCTCCTACAGAGTATATAATCTGTAAAGTGGGTAGGGTGTTTTTTGTAAAATAGGTGTGTAATGTCGTAAGGAAATAATGAATAAGGGGTGTAATGTCGTAGGGGACCCCTATTTTTTTTTCCGCCCCGATCATCCAGGACAAACGGATCTCTCTAACCGAGTACCCCATCATATTAAATAATTTACTAATATGTTAATACTTTGTTATAATTACTATTTTATTTGGAAAATTCATTTTGTGTACTTTGTACACGATAGAACGGCTCCCCTACCTACTAAAATTTTTAGCACCCTCTACTAATTTTTTTAGCAGAAAAAAATACCTGCTTATTGTGTATTAATTACATAATAAATTGTAACGTTTGCAATACACAATTAATACAACATAGCCAAAAATATTTACGAAAACGTTTTCGTAGATAGTTTAAAAAAACTTTACTTTTATGAATATTATTACAAATAATATCGTTAACTTTGTTGTAAGCATTTATTTGCTTTGTTCTTTAAAAGATAGGTAAAATAAAAAAAACGTGAAAACGTATGGGCATTGCTATGCCCGAAATTTACCCTATCATTATTTTTCATTATTCAATAGCTGTTGAATATGTGGCGAAATGCCATCAACAGCGAAAGGCAAGTCTTTTGAATATTGCGAATGTTCTTTGAAATATTGGCATTTATTTTTTCCACTACATTAATTGTATATTATTACATATATTTTTTTTTCATTTATTCATTAATTTTTAAAATCAAAACAATGAGCACTTTAACAGCAACAGAAAACAGCAAAGCAACAGCAACAGCGAAAGGCAAAAGCAAAGAAACGAAAGGTAAAACAGCAACAAAGAAAACTGAAAAAGTAATCTTTTTGTCGGCTAATGTAACCGGACGTGAATTGCAAGGCTATAAAAGTCTACAAAATAGGGATGCAAAATTAAAATTACGTTCAATTTCATCCTGCATAACAGCAATTTTGAAAAGCGAAGGTAAGTTTTTAAGTTCATTTAAAAATTTTAATGCTAAGGATATTATCCCATCCAATTTAATCCCATTAAGAAACGATAAGGAAATTATCTATTCGGATGCGAAAGGCTTTTCAACTTGGTTAGTTTTGGGATTGATAAAAAGATATTATCAACAAAACACGTACAAAACAATAGTACGTACTAAAAAGTAAGTTAATATTAACACCTTGACAAGGTCGGGCGGCTTATAACCGCCCCTTTTTTCATTTGTTTTTTCACCGCAAAAAACTCTCATCATCCGCGATCCTAAGTGGGGGTGGGGTAGTATGTACATTAATGTAGCCTGGAAATTGAGTGCCAAACGTATATTAGGCGGATTACGCAATGCTTCGCCTATCAAAAGCCATGCAACAGCGCAACGCGTTGTGTGGGGTAATGTTTGTAACTATTCGGGAGCTTTTGCAGTAAATTGGGTGGCGCATCCCACAGAGGCGAGAAGTTGATTCCTAAACCAATGTGCAATTATGGCAAAAGTAGAATAGGGGCAAAAATTGATAGGTCAAAGGACGTTTAACCCAATGTTCACATACAGCGCAATGCTGTGACAAATGTGGATGGGTCTGTACTAATGTATTTCCAAGTTGGCATATAATCTACATAGTTCGGGCTGTGTGATGGTAGACGTATGCAAGGAAAATCCATGTAATTTTCACACATTTTAAGGGATTGTGGTAAATGTGTATAAGCGGGTACGGGTTCGCTGTGCTATCAAATAGCTGTAATTGACCCCTCCTGGGCGAAAGCCATTCAACGCTATAAGTGGGCGTTGTCTGTTGATTAAGCAGGGAGTAAAAGACTTATGGGCAACGGGATGTTGCTACATAAATGACTAATCACGCGTGAATAACCTTTAAAAGTATAGGATGGTCGTAGGTGGGGTTCAACTCCCCACCCTATACCTATTTTTAATCATCAACACACTAGGGGACAGTAGTACATCTGAACAACAACACAATGAGAAGTAGAATCAAAAAATCATCAACTCTTGTCTATAGTGGCAAGAAGGTGGCAGTCAAAAAGAGTACAACAGAGACTCTTATCAGTAAGTGGTACGAATTGTCCGAAGCAACAGATCCTAAGCAGAGGTTGGCTGAAGCATGGGCAAACTACAAGGCATTTGAACTTAAAACAGCTATACAAGCTGTAGAAAGGGGGTTGTATGTTTAGTAGTATAATGCACAAAGGATTTCAAATGACATTTGAGAATGGTTTCACTATATCCGTACAATGGGGAACGGGTAACTATTGCGAGAACAACAGACCATCTATTGACCATTCAGACCAAATTGATTGGACGAACAGGCCAGGAGTGTACTCATCACCCGATGCGGAGATTGCCATATGGGATAAAGACAATGTATGGTATGATTTTGGGTATGACAGGGTAAAGGGATACTGTAAAGCCGATGAGGTAGCCGATTGGATAATCAAAGTAAAAAACTTTAAAAATAAATAAGATGGAGTACACAAGACAAGAACTAAGACAGCTTGACACAATTGAGCAAGCCTGGGATGGAGATGAGCTAAAGATAGACGATGGAGATGTTAGGGTATGGCTCACAAGTGCAGGCAACAGACAGTACAATGGCGACTATACCATTGAAAGGTTAGTCGATGGCAGATGGATTCAAGAAAACTGTTATCAATATGAGTAGACAAGATAAGTTAATCACCATTTTTATGGGGCTGTCTATAATGACGGCCCTTTTTGTGCAAATTATATACGTATTTATTACTTTTATTCATTAATAATTGCTAAATTGCAATATAAATCAACACACATATGTATATCGTAATTGAAACCTTTGACTCATATTATCCAAGCATTGTAGTTGACATGGAATCCGGAATGCCACTCTTATTTGAAACCATGGAGGAAGCAGAAGCCGAGGCTAATGAGTGCCAAATAGGGATTGTAGTTGAGATATAATCTCCCCCGAACTGATTGGATGTAGGCAGGGTTCGAGTCCCTGCCCAGTTCCTTATCAAAACCACACACACCATGAACAAACGTGACTTTCTTGACGCTATTGTCATCCTATCGGGGATGGCTTTATTTATTCTACTGATTCTATCGGCAGCCAACATCATCTACCTTGGTTGGGCAATCGTTGACCTTCTATTCTTCGCTACGATGGCGAAGGTCGCAACGAACGCTCATCTAAGATGGCATAAAAACCGCTATCCAAGGGCGGTACGTGAACGCAAGAAACTCTCTTTATAAACCATAAAATCAACAACATGAATTACAGCAGTAGTTTCCAAGCAATGCTCACTTACTTGCATGAACAGTTGGACTGTAACATTGCAAGAGCCTTAACAAAGTATGAGTCTAATTGTACTGTCCATGAGGTCAACTACCTAACCATGAGGGGAGGTATGGTATCCTTCCTTCCGGCAGGTAAGGAGCACAAGGTCAATGATGACGGCAAGTGGAGTAGGGAGGGTAGGCAAGACGGCAAGCCGGCCAGGGTAATACGCAAGGTTATACCCCAAATCTTGACAGACCACCTTGATATCAAGGATACCGACTATGAGAAGTTCAGTAACCTTGTTGCATCATATGTAGGTGTGCATGGTGATGGTGATGGCGGTAGTGATCCTGCGTACACAATGGTAGTATGCAATGGCGAACTAATACCATTGTACTATGCCAATGACCAATACAGTTGTTATGCAGGTGGTAATCTTGCGAATAGCTGTATGAGGCATTCTGACAGCGACTTCTTTGATATCTACAAGCACAATCCTGACAAGATATCCATGGCGGTATGTCTTGACAATGACCACAGGGTTGCAGGTAGGGCGTTGATATGGAACACTGATAATTCAGGGCTGTGTATGGATACTATCTATGCATCTGACAACATTCAACCCATGTTCATTGACTTTGCCATCCGCAATGGCATGAGGTACAAGTCTTCACAGTCTTGTCATCATCATGAATTTGATGTGAAGGATAGGCAGCCCGCAAGCGGTAGCATGGACGTAAGTGTTAGGATTCGTAATTGGGACTACAGCTACTACCCTTACATGGATTCTCTTAGGTATCTGTGTGAGGATACAGGTAAGCTGTGCAACTTTGAGCCCAACGGTGACTATCGTACACTGCGTGATACTGATGGCTCATGGGAAGACACATCACACAATGTTACTTGTATAGTATCCGGAGATAGGATACATGAAGATGATGCTGTACACCTTGACTACCGCAATTCCAATGGCAGGTTTATTTTTGGGTATGCACATACAGACCATTGCGTAGATGCATACGAGGGATGGAGACTTGAGAATGACGTTGTTCATGTAAGTGGGTATGGATATTATGAAATAAGCTCTGAGCATATATCATACGTTGATCATCTTTCAGAGTGGTATCACGTTGATGACGTAGTGTTTGATTCAAATGGTGACGCTATACTGTATGAGGATGCAGTCGAGTTGCATGATGGTGAATATGCATTGACAGATGACTGTGTTCAGTTAGAGAATGGCAAGTGGGCACTTGAGTCTGACACTATGTGTGATAAAATGACAAACAAATTCTATTTAATCAACAGCTACAGCGATGTAGAAACAAAAGAAGTATACAATGATTAATCAACAATTCCTTGAGATTCTTAACATTCAATCTGTCAGCTACCATACTGACCATATGGTTGAGTACATCCTTGACAAGTGCCTTGAACGGGGCTACGATGTAGAATTACATGAGGGCAACCTCTACGTAACTAAGGGTGTAAGTACCGATGGAAAGTATCCATGTATCGTATCACATACGGATACTGTCCACGATATAATTCCCACGCAGGACTACATGGTGGTACATGATGACAACATCGCTATGGCATATGACATCAAGAACATGCGCCCTACTGGCGTAGGTGGTGATGACAAGGTTGGTATATACATATGCCTATCAATGTTGGAGTCATTAGATTATTGCAAGGCAGCCTTCTTCAGAGATGAGGAGGTTGGCTGTGTAGGTAGTAGTGTAGCTGATCTGTCATTCTTCAATGACTGTCGGTTTATACTACAGTGTGACAGAAAGGGTAACAGTGACTTTGTCTATAACATATTTGGCACTGACCTATATGGTGAGGAGTTCTACAATGACATTGCCCCTATCCTTGAGAACTATGGGTACAATGAATCGACAGGCGGACTGACAGATGTGTATACCCTGGCACAGAGTGGTGTGGGTATATGTGTAGCTAACATGTCTTGTGGGTATTACAATCCACACATGGATGATGAGATGATTAACCTTAGTGATGTAGAGAATTGCCTCAACATGGTGTACTCTATCATGTCATCATGCACTAAGGTATATGAGTTCAAGTTTACCCCTAAGACATACGCCAAGCCAACATTTGCTAAGAGTAATTGGTATGGTGGTTGGGATAGTGTAAAGAAAGAGGATACAACACACAATGATTGGGATGGTTGGTCTTATGATGGCAAGACATACAGCAAGTCATATGGTAGTGAGAAGGTAAGAGACTGTTGGCATTGTGCAATAGAGTACTATGAGCATGAGTTGAAGGATGGTATGTGTGAGTACTGTATAGCATACCACAAGGACGACAAAAGTTATATACCATTTAAATAAAACTGTCATCACATGAAAAGAAAAATGAGACAATCAGGAATAGATTACTTAAAAATGCTTCCACTCGGTATAAGAGACAGGGCAATCTACAACATATCTATAAGGTATAAAGAACGCACTTGGGAGATTTTGGCAGGTAGGTATGAAAATATGCGCTGTTTTATCAATAATTCAATGATATGGAATGATACAAAAGAGGGACAAAAGTTTTGGTCATGCTTGCATGATACTGATGTCAAAAATGCAGTCACAAAATTCAAGGAGCACCTCAAGACTGTGCCAATAACAAAGCCTTAATATTCACTAACAATAAAAACAACAATTATGGAAAAGAAACTATTTATCATTGACGGGTACAGGATTTGGGCATTAACATATGAGGATGCCTATCAAAACTATTTGCAAATACTTAGATTTTAAAACCAATAAAAACAACAATTATGGGACGTTATTACCACGGAGACATTGAAGGTAAATTTTGGTTCGCTGTACAATCAAGTGATGCGCCATCAAGATTCAGTAAGTCAGCAGAATGTGAGAGAAGCTACATTGAGTATTGTTTTGATGATGAGCATTTGCAGGATGTACAAAAAGAACTTCGCAAAATAAAGAAGAAGATAGGTGACAGGATGGAGAAGTTTGATGAGTTTTTCTCAAGAGAGGGTGGATACAATGATGAAATGCTTAAAGCAGCAGGACTACCCATTCATATGGTTAGTGACTATGCTGACTATAAGTTAGGCAAACAGATAGAGGAGTGCATTATTAATACAGGACAATGTTCATTTAACGCAGAAATATAAAAACTATGAATGAAGCAAAAGTTAGAAACGACAAAGAGCTACACGCACATTGGAATGGCGTGGCAAAGAAAGTATTGTTAGGTAAGACAATCGTTGATGTACGATACCTCAATGATGAAGAGATGGAGATGATGGGTTGGTATAGTAGACCCGTTTGCTTCTTCCTCAATGATGGCACATCATGTATCCTATCATGTGATGACGAAGGTAATGATGGAGGTGTATTATTCTATGGAGCAAATGGCGTATTGCCAGTATTATAAACCAAAAACCAATAGTTATGTTTACAAAAAACGGAAAGCAAGTTAAGAATTTGACATTTGTTAAGGAGTTAGGTCTTCAGGTAGGTAATGTGGATGGTAAAGTATTCACATGGGACAAGGACGGTCGAAGGAACAAGGTGTACAAGTCGGGGTTAGATCTTAATCTTATCAAGGTAATGTACGCCAATGCCTACACCTTTGGAGGTAAGCTAAAGATGGACAGCACCCTGTACACGACACAGCAGGATGCTGCCGAAAACGCAATGAGAGGGTATATTAAAACTGTAAAAGTACAACTATGAAGGTAACAATCTATCGCAAAGTAATCGCATGGGAGAAAGAAGTACATGACATCCCATCCGAAAGTAAAGAGTCAGCACTTGAAACTGCAAAGGAGCTGATATTCATTAGGGATAGCTCTGAGATGGAGTCTTTTGTTTGGAGCGAAGTCATTGACGAGACAAAGCGATACCACCTAGACGCATCGGATTGGGAGGACATCTCACACGAGATATCTATCGACAATGAGATGGTTCATGGCGGTGGTAGGTTTGGAGGTACTGACTTTGACAATAGGAAGAATAGACCATAACTTTAACCGTAATATAGGCAAGGTTGTGGATAAATACACTTCATTTGTCCACACCTTGTCTTTAATTTGCACACTTTAAATCAACAGCATGAATAATCCAGACATGTCAGCAAGCATGGAAAACTCGTACCTAAAGTTCAAAGAATCTTTTGAACTGACATATAACCTACCGGACATACACCCTAGCCTTATAAAGCTGTGCTTTTGTAAAGGATATGAGAGGGGATTAAAGGACATGTATAATACTATGGCTGATGAACTACTCCCTAGTTACAATACGGAACGCCTGTGAGGCCCTAATGAGGCATGAGGAATACTCTAATGTTACATGCATAGCTGTACTTAATTGGTCGGATATGCCGGAGGTAAGTAAGGAGATTAGGTCATTCATACTTGGAGACACAAGGATAACCGAATACTTAGTAGGTACTACAAGGGTTGTCGATGTGTATCCGTATGGTAAATTTCAAATACTATGAATGACTGTGAAGATAAGTTAGAAAAAGTCATGGAGTCCTTTAGGAAAGTTAACGCATCAAGAAATGCTAATCTAAGGATGAATAAGATTATGAGCGACATGATTATTAAGATGCTCATAGATAGCAAAGGATGGCTTAATGAAGACCTGGATGTAGATGCCTTAAACATATTAAACAATTATCAAAAAATAAAAGATGGCGTTCAGTAATGATGTGTTAGATTTCAAGAAGTATATATATGATAAGTATGGTAAAGAGCTTAGTATACAAGAGAAAAGAAATGCAAGCGGAGAGGTAACAGACGATGATCCACGGGTAGATAAGTGGGCAAATGCTATAGCTGAATACTTTAATGTAGATAAGTCTGTACTTTTCTCTAAGGGTAGAGCTAATAACTCATACGAAAAGATATGGTTTAGGTATATGCTTGTTGAAGAAGAGGCAATGACTATGCATAAGATATATAAGATGCTAAATCTAAGGCAACATAGTACACTACTACATAGTATCAACACCTGTAAGGGTTGGGTAAAAGCATATCCTGAAGTATATGCAGGTATAGTTGAATGTGCTAAGAAACATAATTTAATCAAGGAAGGTAATGTTAAAATTATTTACGAATAAAAACTACAACTATGATTATAGGAATTTCAGGTTACGCTAATTCGGGTAAGGATACTGTAGGTTTAATGATGCAGTATGCTATGTCAGGTATTGATAGCAAGACTATCCATGATATACTAAAGCATCCTAATAGCTATGGGTATATGCTAGATGATATGTCAGGATGGGAGATTAAGAAGTGGGGAGGCAAGCTAAAGGCTGTAGCTAGTGTGCTTACTGGTATTGATGAGGAAATGTTTGAGGATAGAGCGTTTAAGGATGCGTTATTAGGTGATGAGTGGGGAAATGTTAGCCCCAACCCTCTCAATAGCATTACACCATTTGCTGATGTACAGTTTAATCAACTCATAACTGTTAGAGAGTTCCTTCAGAAACTAGGGACTGATGCATTGCGTAATAACCTGCATACCGATGTGTGGGTCAATGCCCTTATGGCTGAGTATAGAAAGACTGCATTCTCCGGATACATTGGTGATACACGTAGGGATATACCACATTCTAATTGGATTATTACTGATACAAGATTCGCCAATGAGGCCAAGGCTATTAAGGATTATGACGGGTTTGTAGTAAGGGTTCATAGTGATGGATTAGAGCCTGTAAACAATCACGTATCTGAGGTAGAGCTTGACAAGTGGGACTTTGACTATGTGATACACAATAACGGTACGCTTGATGATCTGTATTACAATGTTTGCGAAATGATAAAAACTATCATCAAATGAAAATTCTGCACCTAAGCGACACCCATGGATTTCACAAGGACTTACCCGAAAGAGTATTTGATAACATAGATGTTGTCATACATTCGGGAGACTGTTCTAATTGGAGGGATGCTGCACGTAACCTAAATGAGGTTTATGACTTTGCTGAATGGTATATGAATGTACCTGTGAAGCATAAGATATACGTAGCAGGTAATCACGACACCTCAATAGAAAGAAGAATGTTCAAGCAGGTTAACTTTGAAGATAGGGGTATTGTGTACTTAGAACACGATAGTGTAATCATTAATGGTGTTAAAATCTTTGGCTCACCCTATACTCCTACGTTTGGAGAATGGTCATTCATGAAGTCCAGGGATACAATCAATAGGATATGGGAGACAATGCCAACAGATATAGATGTCCTAGTCACACACGGGCCTGCGAAGGGCGTAAGAGACCTGTCAGAGGAGTTGAATGGAGAGCTTAAACAATGTGGAGATAATGCCCTAATGAAGTGGATATTCATGTACAAACCAAAGGCTCATCTGTTTGGACATATACATGACATGAAAGGAATTAATAACCAAGGGCTGTCAAAGTATAGCAAGAGTCCTACCAAGTTCTCTAATGCGGCATGTGTAACAGATGGTAGGTTTGACCTTGGATTGACATCTCACGGTAACATCATAACGATTGACTAATGGAGAAAGCTATATTCAAATACAACGGAGGACTTGGGGCACTACTATGCTCAAGTTGTAGGGTAATCATGAAGATAGGAAGTGGCTTCAATGATGAAGAAATAATGGCTATTAAAGGGGAGGTTGACATGCCTCCCCAATATTGTAAACAATGTAAACCAAATATTATGACAACAGAAGAAAGGGCATCATGGTTAGTTCTAAAATTTATGTCAAAGGTTGTTAGCAAGAACGTAGCAAAAGAGTGTGCACTGATAACCATTGACGAGATGATTAGGGTCACTCCTTGGAATGGAGAAACTGATACACAGGTTGAAGATGGCTCTAAAGAGTTCTACATTAATGTAAAAGCAGAAATAGAAAAACTATAAACCATGGCAGAACAAGCAGAGGAAAAACCAAGATTAATTTCAGCAACATTCGAGTTTTCTCAGGAAGGTAACTGCGTAGATGGTGGAGATGAAGAGTTGACAATCAGATGTATATCCAGTCTTGGCATTGACAATGATGGAGGATGTTTCTATGTTCTCGACACAGAGCAGTGGTCATTCAATGATGCATCCGAACTACAGGAACTGATAGACAGGATTTCTAAAGTAATAAAAAAATAAACAATGGCACAACAAACGGTAGTAGAATGGTTATTTAGGCAAATGACATCAACTTGGTACGATACAAATTCAGCTAAAGATATACTTAAACAAGCAAAAGAAATGGAGAAAGAGCAGATAACAGATGCAGTAATATTTGGCGTTGAGCAACTATCTGATAGTGGAGATCTAGAAAACGAAAATAGAGCAGAACAATACTATAACGAATTATATCAATCACGTAAGGATAAAACTGACAAATAAACTACAAAACATGGCAACAGCAACACTAACATTCAATCTTGCAGACTTTGATGACAGGGTAGAGCACCTAAGATGCACCAAGGCTACATCTATGGCAATGTTCATATGGAGTTTAGTACATAACTCAAAGAAGTCCCTAAAGTATGAGGTAGAGGCTAAACAAATGAAGGATAACACCTTTGATGCATATGATGCTGTAGACCTTGTATTTGATAGAATATACGAACTACTTGAAGAGGAGGGAATAAAAATTGATGACTTAGTTATATAAATATTTGGTAGATAATAAAACTATTCTTAGTTTTGTATTGTCAATCCGATTAGATAGTTGCAGTATTTATTCGGGTTTGATTTAAGAGAACCCTCTTTTATTAAACCCATACAGCTGCAACCTGTGTGGGTTTTTTATTTGGATTGACTAGTAAGTAGTCGTCTACCCCTCTAAGTTCTGAGTACAAGGAAATATAAATACTTAGCCTTGTAAAAGATTCCTAAGTATCCTGTTAAATGTATAGTGGTGATGGTAACTTCTTAACCCTATACAGCCTACCTATTTGATAACTCAAGTGACGGACTGTTAAGGTCAGGGAAGGAGGTTAATCTCTTTGGGAGGGGAGGTTAACTTCTCTTTTCTGACCTCCTAATTTCAAATCTAAGTTCGGGACTGTATATTATTAACAATTAAATTAATACTTTATGTACATCGTTATTGAAACATTTGATAAAGAATATCCTACAATCTGTACTGACCAAAATGGTTATCCATTAGTATTTACAAGTAAAGATGAGGCTGATGATGAAGCCTATAGCTGTCAACAAGGTATAGTAGTTGAAATATAAATATATAAATATGAAAATATTAGAATTGTTTGCAGGTAGTAGGTCAGTAGGTACAGCAGCAGAACAGATGGGATTTGAAGTATACTCATCTGATATAAATGCATTTAAAGATATAAATTATGTATCTGACATACTACAATTTGATACAGATAAAGTCCCATTCATACCGGATATCATATGGGCATCACCACCATGCACCTACTTTTCAGTTGCAAGTATAGGTAAGCATTGGAACATAGACAATACACCTAAGACAGATAATGCTGTTCTTGGAGTTAAGATTGTACAAAAGACAATAGATATTATAAAGCATTACCAACAGCTTAATCCAAACCTTATCTACTTTGTAGAGAATCCAAGAGGTAAGCTAAGGAAGCTCCCCGTATCAGACTTCTTTGACAAAATACATACAGTTACGTACTGCCAATACGGTGATACCAGGATGAAGCCCACAGACATATGGACTAATTCAGATAAGTGGTATCCACGGGAGATGTGTAAGAATGGAGATACCTGCCATCAGTCAGCACCACGAGGATCACGTACAGGTACACAAGGTATCAAGGGTGACTATAACAGATCTATGATTCCTAAACAATTATGTTTAGATATATTAAAATCAACACTATGAATATATTAATAGCATGCGAAGAAAGTCAAGCAGTTTGTAAAGAGTTCAGAAGATTAGGTCACAGTGCATTCAGCTGTGATATACTACCTGCAACAGGAGGACATCCGGAATGGCACATACAGCGTGATGTTTTTGAGGTTATAGATGAAGGATGGGATATGATGATTGCGTTCCCTCCTTGCACATACCTGTCTGTTAGTGGAGCACAATGGTACTACGATCCGGCAGATAAGCACCTACCCGTAACAGAAAGAAGACCACACCCAAAATATCCTAACAGAGCATTCGATAGGTACTATGCTAGCGAGTTCTTTATGAAGCTATACAACAGTCCTATAGATAGAGTATGCATAGAGAATCCGGTAGGAGTAATGAGTTCACTATTTAGAAAGCCTGACCAAGTGATACAGCCGTGGATGTTTGGAGATAAAGCAACCAAGACAACATGCCTTTGGCTGAAAGGATTACCATTGCTAGTACCAACCAATATGGTAGGCAAGGGAGACAGAACTGTATTTAAAAGCGGTAAGTCACACCCCAAGTGGTACGCAGATGCATTGGCTAAAGCAAAGACACCTGAAGAAAGAAGAAACCTAAGAAGCAAGACATTCCCCGGCATAGCATCAGCTATGGCAGAACAATGGACAAATATTCTTTAAAATATATTTTGTTATTCCGCAGAATGTTTATATCTTGCGTATAAATAATTAAACCCCTACATCTCATAAACCTTGTACCCATGCACCTGGGTTGGGATAGACATAGTCGGCCTGCTCATCCGGATGAAAGGGGGTACTGTTATAAACGGATAAGGTCGACAGGTGGGAAGCTACTGCCAGAGTGTAGCAAACTTTTTGTTCTAAAATCAAACAACATGAAGATTATCATCGACTCTTACAACGCAGGCTACGAGGACGCCAAGTGCAACCACATCAATGACGCACTAAACTTTGCTCAAATGTTCCTGTACTCAAAAGGTATAGAGCACTATCCTGTACTAATATCTGACATTAGAGGCATGAGGATTACTAGCCTTGAGTGGCTTGGGCACAAGATTAACAAGTATAAGGTAATAGATGCGTGTATGGTAGAGATAAATTCTAGGAAGACCCATACAAGCACGAGGGATATAATAGATATGGTAATATCGATTATAGAGCAGCAACAAGGTAGTGAAGAGAATCCCTTATAGCGACACAGAATGCATTGTTTTATCCCTTTAATTACACATTAAACCATAGTCATATGTACATTTACGCAGCAGTAGTTATTTTTCTTATCTCATGGATACTATATGAGGTATACAACTCACCAACAGAATCTGATGAAGATTATTATTAACAATCAAACAAGACACCATGGAAGATTACAAACACAAGCTAAAGCTAATGGTCGCTGAAGTCTTTGAGGTTGACCAAGAGTTCTGCCTACGTGGTAGAGAAAGAAGAAGAGCAGAAATGTATGCAAAGAAAGCATTCGTATCTCTACTTAAAAAGTATATGCTTCATACATTTATGGATGTTGCAAAGTATGTTGGATGTACGGAGCATAGCAGTACACTATACCATATTAATGATGCTGACTTTATGTTAAAGTATGATGACAACTTTACATTCAAGTACAGGATAGTAGAAAAAGAACTGTTAAAAATGATGGAACAATGACAATAGGACAACAGCAATCAATTCATCTTATATACGTAAACATAGCAAACGCCTTGATATATGCAGAGGATTTGTGTATAGACAACACATTCTCTTCCAATGCCAAGAGCGGTGTTAGAACGATACGTGATAGACTTAGATGGCTGAAGCAAGCTATAGAAATAAAGACACAAAGAGAAACCCTTCAGGCTATTGATACACTAAGGTATGATGAGATACTGCGTGTTGTCTCACTGATACCAACATCAATGCAGGATGATTTAGAGAAAGTAATCGTTGACTATGTCAACTCTAGAATGGACGAAATTTCACCAAAACCCCAATAATATGTTTACAAGAAGATTTATCAAATTGCCTATTAAAGTTTATGATTCAGAGCACAAAGAAATCACCGGAGAAGAGCTGTGTAAAGATGTATACACAATGGTTAATCCATTTACCATATCAAGGTATAGACCCTCTGATGAAAACAATGGCGTGTGTACTCACATTACATTTAAAGATGGAGACTGTATGCTTGCATATATATCCATAAGAGAATTTGAAAATATGGTAAACCAGCATAGTGACATAACAAACAATATCCCATGATAATAGAGATTAAGGATATAGTAAAAGTTATACTTTTCGCTATCTCCGTTAACCTGATAATGTACGCACAATTAGCTATATACTTAAAATACAAAAGAAATGAAGCAACTATCCGAACAGCAATTATTATTAATCAAGAAGCCATTACCGAAAGAGGCCGTGACACCGCATCCTACAAGGAGCAACCTATCAACGATTAAGGCTATATATGTAACAGAGAGACTGAATGATGTATTTGGTGTGGGTTCGTGGAAGATTAAGACAGAGTTAATCACACCGATTATGGAAAAGACAAAAATTACAAATGCAGGTAAAGAGAGGACTGAATATACTGCTGTACTTAAAACAGCTTTCACTATACCCGACTATGGTATATACTACGAATGCATAGCTTCATCAGTAAACGATGATCCAGGTGATGCATGTAAGGGAGCTACAACAGATGCTATTACCAAGATATGTTCTTACATAGGTATAGGTATTGATGTATTTAAAGGTCAACACGACAACGCACTTCAGATGTACGAGAATACGATAGTAGCATCATTTATTTCAAACATTGATAAGTTTACCGATAAGGAATCCCTTACCGATTACGCTAAAGGCTTAGATGATAACATCAAGCTTAACCCTGTATTCAGAACGGCAGTATCTAATAAAATAAAACAATTACAATGAGGATAGATTTAGACTTCCTGAAAGAAAGACCATTGTCATACTCCTCTATAAAAGAGTTTTCTAAGTCACCAAAGCACTATATGTACTATGTACACAATAGGTCAGCTCCAAGTAAAGCAATGGACCTTGGCACACTGATACATACCCTGCTCATGTATCCACAAAAGACAGCAGAAATGTTTGCTATTTACCCTGATCTTGATAAGAGAACAAAGGTTGGTAAGGAACTGTGGGAAGACTTCGTAAGCAAGAATGAAGGTAAAACGCTCATCAGCGAAGATGATATGACTGAAGCTGTTGGGATAACAGATAGTATCCTGTCAAACTGGAAGGTAAGAAATACCATCATGGAGTGCAATAGCTTTGAGCAAGAGTTCAAGATGGATGTAGCAGGTCTACCCTTCAGAGGATTTGTTGATGGGGTTAAGGATAAAGAGTATGTTCTTGAGATTAAGACAATTAATGATGCGTCACCTGCTAATGTTACTAGGGAGTTCTACAACCGAAAGTATCATATACAGGCAGGTATTTATAACCTGGCACACAACCTACCTGTTAAGTACTTGATTGTTGAGACCAAAGCTCCGTACAACTATATGCTAGTTGATGTAGCAGATCAATACCTAAAGAAGGGGCAAGAAGAGCTGTATGAGTTGGCTGATAAGTTTATTACGTGTATAGACTTAGATGCATTCAATGCAGGGTATGGGTTTATGGAAGAAAGTGAGTTCATATTAGATTTACCTTCTTGGGTAAAATAGTTTTGTAATTGTAAAATATCTTGTATCTTCGCAATGTACATATGTGAGGGGTTGCATATAGGGAGCAGTTTAAATGTTTTCTGCTCCCACTTTTTGAATATGAGTAGATACGATTACATAAAGATAAGCGACAATCTCCTTCCGGTTAACGGATTTCAGAGACACGACTTATCAGGTCTTGAGTTTCAGACAAAAGACTTAGATAGGGAGTTCTTAGACTATGTAATAGATGGAGAAGGTAACCTTTCTTATATGGACTACGAGTACGAGCTTGTTGAGACAGTTGGTAACTTCTTTAGGTTTAGTATGAATAGGGTTAATAAGGGTGTTATAAACAGTGACTACACAGGACTCGTTAAGTTCTACGGAAAACCATACGAGATATTTTATATATTCAAAGCTAAGTTTACTAATGGTAAACTTGATACCATAGAGAGAGTATTATGAGCAACACGAAATACATAAATAAAGAGAAGCTTCATCAAAAGTTTCCACAGGTAGCTACTATATTAGATAGCATACACGAGAATAATAGCCAAAACAACTACTGGTTCTTCGTGAACTACGTGGGTAAGTACAAGGGTAAGAACGGAAAGCCTAGAACTGTTTCTATGTCAGCTATAATAGATGTACTAGAACAGCACGGGTATGACGTAGACCTTCTTGTTACTCCAAAAGTCCTAATCAACAAACCATAACAGACAACCCCCAGGGCTATCTCGGCCTTGGGGAAATTTACACAATTTTAAACTACACAATATGTCAGAGAAAATCTACTTCAACGGAGTAAATGGAAAGAAAACTATGTACGGAACAAGGATTTCTATTAACGTAGAGAAATTCATTGAGGAACTAAAGAAGTACAAGAACGAGGCAGGATACTGCAACATCAACGTAAATGACAGAAAGTCTCCGGACAAGTATGGTAACAACGTGTATGTGACACTTGATACCTGGAAGCCTGACGCTTCTAAAAAAACTACACCTTCTACTCCTGCATCATTTCAAGTAGACAGGGTAGAAGACGATCTTCCATTCTAAGGTTAGACGCACGACGCACATATAAACTAGCCCCGTTCAGTAAAATGTTCGGGGCAATTTTAACCCCACAACATGCATACAGTAACTATATTTGAGAATATAGTATCTATTGACAGCCCTAAGATTGTTAAGATAGAAGCTGTTATTGATGCTATTAGAAACGGAAGATACAGGTCAAAGGTAGAAGCTATACGCTTGTGCGAGAATGAAGATACCAAGCGTTTTTTAAAAGCTAGTCTTCCTTGCGTACTATTTACAGGAGAGTTTAACAAGCCAATTACAAAGATTAACGCATCCGGAAAGGAATACGTTTCCTATAGGGATGATAAGAGCATTACGAAGCACAGCGGATTAGTTCCAATTGATATTGATAATGTAGAAGACCTTGATTACGCTGTTAACGAACTAATCAATGATGATATTGTCTATGCACTGTGGAGGTCTTCATCAGGCAAAGGACTACATGGATTAGTTAAGATAGGAGATGGTAACAAGCACACTGAACACTATAGGGCTCTGATAAAGAGAATCAAAGGCCTTGACACTACAGCTCAAAATGTATCAAGGGTTTTGTACGTATCTTATGACCCCAACATATACGTAAACACATCGTCGTCAGTATTCTATGACATTGATGTTGAGGAAGAAAAGCAACCCTCAAGATTGATGTACGGAGATGGACATACTGACTATAAGAAGGTTGACATAGCATCTAGGATGATTAGGTCTGCTCCTGATGGAGAAAAGCATAATGCCCTCCTTAGAGCCGCTAATCTTCTTGGAGGATATGTGGCAACAAAGAATATAGAGTATGACATAGCTTTTAATATCCTGTCTCACGAGATTAGGAAACGACACATTGATGATCCTAAGCTTGCCGACAAGACCATTGAGGATGGACTTAGGCATGGTATGGCACGACCAATATCACAGGTTGAACAAGAGTTTAAGGAAGCTGTTAGAGAACTCGGTGCTATAGAAGAAGAGTTGTCCTTTCTTACATCTAACACGAGTGATGATGACTTTATCTATAAGTTTAGGAAGGGCCTAATCCCAATGGGTATGCCTCTTGGATACCATGACCTCGACAAACACTTCCTGCTGAAAGAAGGTGAGTTCTATGCATCGTTAGCACACAGTCATATTGGTAAGACTACGATAAACCTTTGGCTACTATTCTTGTCTGCTATCAAGTACGATTGGAATTGGATGGTATATACCGGAGAGAATAGGGCAGCCTCTGTTAAGATGAAGATTATGGAGTTCTTTGTTGGTAAAAAAATAATACACATGGATGACAGAGAACATGCTGTATCGCTTAAATTTGTAGATGAGCATTTCTTTATGCTGTCAACTGATAATCTTTATACTTATAGGGATATAATGGACCACTCTAAAGTTATGATGGGATATAAATCTCTGAAAGGACTATTTATCGATCCATACAATTCATTGAAGCTTGAACTAACAGCTTCCAAGAATAAGTATATCTATGACTACGAAGCGTATGGGGATATGTTAAATTATACTAAAAGGTACAACACAACACTATTCTTATCCGTTCACACTACCACAGCTTCACAAAGGGAAAGGGACAGTACTGGTAGTCAAAAGATGCCACACGCATCCGATACTGAAGGTGGCGCTGCTCTGTATAATAAGTCAGATAACTTTCTTACCCTGCACCGGAAGATTAAAGACCCTAACGAATGGATGTTTACTGAAGTATCAGTAGACAAGGTTAGGAACAGAGAGACAGGAGGTAAGCCTACACCTTACGGGGGTAGTGTTAGATTAAAGATGGTAAACGGGATTGAGTTTGTAGATGATTACAATAACCTTCCTTTTAATAGAGAACAATTATTAACTAAATACAAGATACTATAGTATGTCATACGAGTTTATTACAGAGTCAAGGGTAGGGATTGTTGCATATGATATATCCATAAAGAACTTAGAAGAAAGAAAAGAGAAGGCTATTGTATATCCTAGTATCAAGAACGCACAGCAAAAGCTTGGTTTAAACTTCGGAGTAATCAAGCACGCTGCTGGGAACAGAGGAAGAGTATATAGTCCTAACTATGAAAAAGAATTAGCAATTAGATACGCAAAAACAATATAACATGAAACAAGTATTTACAGACCACAGTCTTCAATTGGCATTTGAAAGGACAGTAGAGCAGTATGAGATATTTAGAAAGATAGTCACACAGAAAGTAGACTGTTCAGATGCTCCTAGTATCGTAAGGCATATGTCAGACCTTACATCCGTTATGGTAATTGGAGTAACATGCAAGGCTCAGTTCCAGTTTCTTACCGAAAAACTATCATTCCAAAAGATGATGAATCTCAACAATGATGATATGGGGGCAACTGAGAAGAAGATTGTTATTGCATATGAGATAGGTGATTGTTCCTTCTATAATAATATCTGCGAAATGGTGATAAAAGAAAGTCACTACAAGATGGAATTATTGAGATCTTCCCTATCGTTTGCTAAACAAGAAATGAACATGCTGTAGATATGAAGCAAATAAAAAAAGTAGAGAAGTACGGGCTCAAGTTTGATTCTAAGCTTGAGTTGTTCTTCTACGATATGTTAAAAAAGAATGGTATAGACTTTGAATTTCAGGTTCCTTATCAGCTTTGTCCATCTTTTAGATATGATGGTAAGGCAGTTCGCCCTATGACACTTACCGTAGACTTTGACCTTACTTCTAGCGGAAGAAATGTAGTGGTAGATACAAAGGGTTTCCAAAGGAATGATAACATCCTAAAGTGGAAATGGTTCAGATATGTGATGTATACGGAGTGGCGGAAGGAACCTAAACTATTTTTCCCCAAAAGCCAAAAAGAATGTTTAGAAGTTGTTGAAATTATAAAGTCTTTGTAATTTAGCAATAACCAAACATATGTTATGCCTGAACCTATAGACACAATACGTATGAGACTAAAGCCTGATGAGGCTCAATTAGTGTACGAGTACAGAGGAAGTAAGGTTAATCACACCGCACTAAACAAAGAGTGTGAAGAGCAGGGGATACCAGCTGAAAATGTGAACTACTATTGGTTCAAGAGTGAGAAGTTTAGCATTAATGTCAAGGGTAGTAGCCTTAGCGTTCAAGAGATGATGGATGAGTTTCTTAAATCAATAAAAGAATACTCTCCAATATATCCATCTATAGATTACAAAAAATCATTTGATGGACATTTGTTTGTTGTAGACCCGGCTGACATACATATCGGGAAGCTTTCAAGTATGATTGAATCAGGTGATGAATACAACCACGACATAGCTGTTAAAAGAGTTAAAGAAGGAGTTATAGGATTGATTTCTAAGTGTAACTTCAAAATAGATAAGATTCTATTTATTGTTGGAAACGATATTCTTCATGTTGATAATGCTAAAAACAGCACAACAGCAGGTACGCATCAAGATACAAGCGCTATGTGGTTTGATAACTTTAAGACAGCTCAAAGGCTTCTTACAGATTGCATAGAGATACTAATTCAGATTGCTCCTGTACATGTACAGTATGATCCGTCTAACCATGATTATACAAATGGATTTTTCTTGGCACAGACAATAGAAGCTTGGTTCAGAAACTGTAAATCAGTGACGTTTAACGTCAGTATATCTCACAGAAAGTATTTTGTATACGGTGCAAATATTATAGGTACAACTCACGGTGATGGAGCTAAAGAAGCTGACTTGCCATTATTGATGGCGCATGAGGCTAGTGAATCTTGGGGGGATTGCAAGCATAGGTATTTTTATATACACCATATACACCATAAGAAAAGTAAAGATTACATGAGTGTAAATGTTGAGGCACTTAGGTCTCCATCCGGAACAGATTCTTGGCATCACAGAAATGGCTATCAACATTCCCCAAAGGCTGTAGAAGGATTCGTTCATCATCCAGTTCATGGACAAGTTGCAAGGCTCACTCATATATTTTAATTAAAAAATATTTTCTTTAGTTTAAATGGGTCTAGCATATCTATGCCTAGCTCACCTTCTTCATGTATTATTTCATCCAAGTTTATGTCCTCTATCATATCAAGGAGATACATTGGGTCTTTGGTGGAACATAAGAAGATAGCGTTGAAGTATTTTTCTTCTTCGTCATCAGGCATTTTTACTACCATTATCATATAACGAATGTATGACTATTTTTTTGTAGACTTACCGTTCTGTCCATTGCGTCCCCTGTTTGAGGAGCTTGATTCAATAACCATCTTTCCATCTTTAGTATGGCTTCTGTCCTTACCCATCTTAGTCATCTTACCATAGGTTCCGGCTTGTCTATTTGCCTTATTTAATTCTACCCTATTGTCTTTAGCTTCTTTAGATTCATTGTACTTTTTATCATACGCCCTCTTCCTCTGAATAGAAGATGGGCTCCAATTCAATTTATCGTAACTAGGATGCTTACCAGCGTTCTTATTGGCTGCCATTTCTTTTTTCTTTTATCCTCTTCTCTGTCCACGAGTAAATCTGTATGAATAGCCACACAAGAGAAAATATACTAACCACAAAGTTAACGAAAGGGTTAATGTTCACAATGTTCAAGAATGCCATCCAGCTTACTATTGTTGATGGGACTCCTAGAAACGTAATGTCATTGTGTGCGTTCATTCCTGATCATATATATATTGCAAATATAAGTATACTACGTGCAAATATTTAACAGCGTTTGCAAAGTAACAGAAGGCACAGATATACTAGACGGCTGACTTGTCATGACAATGAATCGTTAAAAAGCTTGAACTTAGATATTCTGTCAGTCAATCCATGAGTTCCACCATTTACACGCTTTGTTACAGCTGTTACAACTTCATCCGTTGCTCCCTTATCACAGATTGTCCAAAGATTGTTCTTATCAAAGAACCATGACGCACTCACGAGTGGGTACTTATCTGAAACTAAGTCTGGATTAGCTATGCAATCCTCTCCAATAAAATTAGAGAACGCCTTGTAGTTATCCTTCCCGGTCAGCTGGATGTAACCCCTTCCCCTAAACTTGAACCCATCTCCGGACGCTTCGTCCCTATTCCCCATCCTTGACGCATACACCCTGTTCGCAATCTTCTCCGGATTCCTGGCATACTTATCGGCCGTAGCCTTGTCCTTAAAGTACTTAGGAAACACCTTCAGCAGGCTGTCAGATGAATAGTTTAGGTTTTCCTTCAGGAACTTAAAGTTACCAGACTCGTGTGCAGCCTGTGCAAGGAAGTGTGAAAGCCTCAGAGGGTTTGTTATGTTAAACTTCTCTACGATTGATGTCACCTCAGCCATTACGGGTAAAGGAACTTTTGTAGATAGTTTAGACGTACTAATCATCTTTTCCCTTTTTAATAGTTTGCCAAGCTGAAATACCAAGAGACAGCGCAGCAAATGCAGCCGTTGCCTCAACCAATATGTCAGATGGTTTAATCTCTCCATGAGAGAAACTGTTAGCGATTAATGTAACACATAGAGATGTTGCGGCCATTCCCCCAAAAAATCTCTTGCTGCTAATCTTACCGTCCTCGGAGAATAAACTCCAAATAAAGTTCTTTATCATATTAGAATATTTTTACATATATAAACCCACCATAAGCAGGCAGGCCGTTACTTACGCCCAAAGATACGCCATAAATCCTTTCTTGTTTTGTCTTGAACATCAACCCTACGCTTGGGGTTATAGCCGTTCCATACGACGCTCCTGCGCCAAAGTAGACCTGATTCTTGGCAGGCTCCTTGACTACAGTAGTCTTGGTCTCCTTTGGTATCAGCAAGTCTGTTGACCACTTCCTCCCAAATACCTTATTAAACTGTACAGAATCTTGTACATATATTGACCCGTAGTTTAGTTTAAATGTGTCAGAATGTACGTTCTTTGCATAGTATAGCTTAACCAGGCTGTCTAGCTTCACAGAGTCTAACACAGGAATTGTAACGTAAATAGTAGTGTCATGAACAACCGTATCAGTCTCGCCCTTCTCTGTATACTTTACATACTGTGTGTCTGTTATCTCTTTGATAACATCATACTTCTTCCCATCTACCACGACTTTTTTAGGTCCGACGGGGACGACTGGACTCCCACACTCAGCGCGGTATAGCAGTATAACTAACAGTAAAATTATAGATCCGTAGACAACATTTTTCATGCCTCAAAGGTACGAAATGTGTTAAATATCCGTCACTAAGTCGGGTTTTGACCGATAATGCGGACATTTTTAAACAAAAAAAGGGGAAGCCAAGACTGACCTCCCCGAATCAACACGCATGAAAAGTATTTACAGACTCACACCTGGAGCTTCTTCAATTTCCTCAAAGTCATCAGACTGTTCCACTTTTGGGAACTCAAGTCCTTCTACCCATCCCTCAAGGAATACGTAGTTCTCAATGCCGTCCTTAGAGAACGTGAACTGATAGAACTCAAAGCTATCCTGTAGGAGTGCCTTAATGTCCTTGTTCAGCTTCTTAGTCCCTTCCTTGGAGTACTTGTAGCCACCCTTCTCGTCAGAGATAAGGCATCCCTTATCGTCTGTGTGGGCGTTGTCAAGGCGGATATCTTCAAGCCTTTCATTGTACGTCTCAAGGACGCCCTTTAGCTTTAATCCTACCTTTTCTAGCTTCTTCATTCCTTTTGTGTTTGCCTCTGCAAACTCCTTGTTTGATCCAAGTGCGTTCATTGTGGTAACTAAGCCCAACAACTCGGCATAGGTTTTTGTAATTTTTGCCATGATTTTTTGATTGTTTATGTACAAATATAAGTCACTTACATGAGTATATAACAAATTTCATGCCAAAAAAATCACTTATCCTTCAATTGACTGTGCCCATGGGAGCGGCAGTGTCACCTCTACAGGGTTGATCTGCAGGTTAATGTTAGCTTCCAAGCTTGCTTGCATAGCTTCTACGGGAAGAACTTCTTCCAACCATCCAATCACTTCAGCCTCAGTTACATCTGCGTAAGGGATGAAGTTTTGTGGGTTTGGTTGTGCTACGCCTGTCGCTCCATACGTCTCAGCAAACCAAGTCTTGTCTCCGTCCACTTGAGTGGCATTGTAGCGCCAATGGATTACATTAATAACATTTGAGAGTCCTTCTGATTCTACAGCGCAATTAAGCTGTGAGATTACCCATGAAAATTGTGTTGCCATTTTATTTGTTTTATACTATTTTAATGTTAAGTTTATCAGCACTCCAGTTGTAAATCCAAGCATTAATAGCCATTGCAGGTTGGTCACCCCAAGCGATGTAATCCGCACCATTAATGGTTAGATTGCCTTGAGCAACTTGTTCGCCTTGTGAATCAACACCTTCAGCATCTACAACCTTTGTAAACAATGCCCAATAATTGGCTGCACTGCTTTCGTAGTTGTCATTAATGCCTGTAACTTGCAGATATTCTGCTGATTTGCTTTCGCCATTTAGCCATACTGTAACGGGTTCGATTTTCTTTGCCATTGTATTTGTTTTTATTTGTTATACTATATTTAAGACTCCCCCATTGTTCCAGATGTCTCCAGAGGATAGCCCAGTTGCTGAAGTAGGGAGATTTTTTACGTTTAAGGGTGACACCCCAACAGTATTCGTGCTTCCAATAACAACCTTACCCTTAAAGTAGTTGTTATCTGACGCACCGTCTTGGTATATTGCCCACCTGTTTGTAGCAGTAAGCGATGCGCTATACTCAGTGCTGTCATTTAAGACTAATCCATAGTAGTTATCTATTGTAGGGTTGTTTGCTCCTTGGTAGTATGGAGCAAGTATCTGAATACCTGCAACGTGTGACACCGAGCATGTGGCCTGTGCGCTGTCAAAAGAGAACTGTAGGATTTGATTAGCGTATGTTCTAATACCACTTGCCTGCGTCATTGTAATTGCAGTGCCAGAGTTTACGAATGTAATCGAGCTGCTGTTGGACTGAGAGGCTTGTACTACGCTGTTTGGTATTGTAGCGTTAGCGCTGAACTGATTTCTGTAGTATGACTGAAACGCACCGTAGAACATTCCAGAGGTATAGCTTGGAGAAGAACCTGTGGTTACGTCAGCAAATGACGAAAGTCCACTAACATAGCTACCTGCTGCATGAGTGTATGCGTTAGTAATCTGCGAGTTACCAGATACAGAAAGCTTCTGTCCGGGCGATGTATTACCTATACCTAATCTCCCACTCGCATCAAGCGTCATCGCTTGGGTGAAGGTTATAGCGTTACCTGCCGTTCCTGATGGGGCGGTTACCCAAGAATGAATCCCGTTTGCTTGTCTGTATCTTGTAGCAAAACCTGTACTTGAATAAACTTCATTAGTTCCGTCATTATAAACATTAGAAGCATATCTTGTATCATCTGATTTTGATGAAATATATCTTCCTGCACCTTCTAAATTAAAGTTACCACCATATCCCCACGCACTCGGCACTACTCCGAGACCAAGGTTGCCATCAGAATTTAATACCATTCTTTCTGCAATACCAGAACGGACAAATGACAAATTATTACTTGAATCAGCACCCAAATGCCATTTTTGAGTACCCGAATATTGCAATCCTATATAACCATTAATTGTCAACTTTTCCCCAGGCGATGTAGTACCTATACCTACATTACCACTGCTATTAATTGTCATAGCATCTTCATTCCAAACATTGCTTGGATTTCTTGTGCTAAACCTTAAATCACCACCATAACCTGAACCACCACCTGCACCTACTGCTCTTATTTTACCTCTTGCATTATTGCCTACGGTGTATGTTGAATTAAAGTAGAAATATTCTTCTGATGCTTCAATTCCTGCATTACCTTGAATTGATAGTTTATATCCCGGAGTTGTAGTACCTATACCAACATTCCCTGCTGCGGCGATACGCATCTTTTCAGATACGCTTGTACCTAAACGAGTTAAGAAAATCAATGATGTGTCGTAATTAGCAGCGTTGTTGAAAGCGGTAATTTCATTTGAAATAAAATTTTCACCACCTGAAGCTCCTAATTGAGATTTTAAATAAACGGCAGAACCAACAGTATTTTGTGTTGTAGGTATTAAACCAATGTTATTTACAACTGCTAATTTCATTGAATAAGTTGATGCATTTGCAGTACCAACTCCAACATTTGTTCCATCATCTTGCACAATACTATTACCCAACGCACTTGAACTTGTCCACTTAGGCAAGAAGTTCGTTGTACCTGTACCTGTAACGGGGTTAGTAAGTGTTGATGTAGAACCATCTGCCATAAGGTACTGTGCTGATGTACCGCCACTCTTAATTAATGAATCAGCAGTTAAACTTCCAGTTATACTTACACTACCACTTACATCTAAAATGCCATTTAAGGCATTTTCTTTCCCAATACCAACTTTAGATTGAGAAACAAACAATGCTTGTTTACCATATTGGCCAACACGAACAGTATTGTCAGAAAAAGCCTCAATTATGGGTAAACCAGCTACAGTATTAACTGAAAATAATGATCCTGTAAGAGAATCATCAACTGAGAAGAGACGGCCTGCTGTACCGTCAACAGTAAATACACTTGATCCTGAAGCATTGATTGCTAAAGATCCAGAAATAAAAGATGAGCCTGATATATTGACTCCGCCTTGGTCTACTATGAGACCATTTTTAATTTTAAATTCTTGTGGCATATGTATTTACTGTTTTCACTTTCCGACAGCTACGAATAAATATTAAGGCATCATACTACCTGATGGATTAGTCCATTCTTCTGTAGCTAGTATTGTTAATATTTGATCGTAGGTGTAGGGTCCTTCTTTAGTTGTTAATGCATCTACTGATGATGGAATTGCTTCTCCATCCCATTTTACAAATGTTTTTGTTTCATCTACCGATTTTCTTACTGTATCAATAGATGTTTCTAGTACTTGAGTAAAATTAACGTTTGGTAGTTCTGATACGTTGAAAATCATGAATTCTCTGTTTGCGTATGCCATAGTTTATAAATTAAAGCGTGATTTTTGTGCGTTATAGTTTTGTAGAACTTCCATTGGTGAAAGAGCTCTATTGTAGATTTGTATTGATGATATATTACCTGCGAATGGATCTATATTTGGACTTGTTGATTGATTCAAACCAAATGCAAACGCAGTCGCGGATAATGCTGTAGAACTAACAGTTCCAGAAATATTATTAGTTATTCCATCACCATATATTGTATGGGTTGTTCCTTGTCTTATAGAAGCAATCATATGCCAATTTCCATCTATAAGTGTAATAAATCTTCCAAAAGGTGGACTACCTTCTAATACACCTCCTCCCCAAGAATTTGTAGTGGTAGAATTTCTTCCTACCCACATTCCGTTTATATAATTTTTATCAACAATTCTACTATATGCTATATTAGCAGTACTTTTAAACCAAGCAATTACTGAAAAATCATTAAAAATTGGTGCATAAGTAGTTGCAATATAGTCATTAGTACCATCAAACACAATACTATTATTTGAAAATGTAGGTCCATTAGTTAATACTCCATTATATCCATTTCCACTAACATCATTCCAAACAGTAGATCCACTTACATAGCTATTTCTATCAGCAGCATCTAATGCTAATACTAATCCTGAAGTTACTATTTTACCGTTTGCGTATTGTGTTGCCATAACTTTATAGATTGAATCTTGATTTTAATGCGTTGTAGTTTTGTAGGATTTCTTGATCTGATAAGGCACGGCTATATATTAATATGCTACCAACTATTCCCGAATTATAAAAATTTGCCGAAATTCTAGTATTAAGTACATTGGTTATTCCTACATTATTATATGATATTCCTGTTTTTGTTGCTTTACTCTTTTCTGTATTAATATATGTATCTCCTAAACTTCCATCCAATCTACCTGTTAACATATACCATTTATTAGGTTGTACTGTTACTAAATTAGTGCTTATCCAATTACTATTATCCGTAACATTATCAGGGCTCCAGTTTGCTCCAAAACCTCTTATTTGAAAAGTATTTAAATCTCCTTGTACATAATAATGTGCTCTAAAACCACCTGACTGAAATTCTAATATAGGAATCCAATCTTTATTTAATGAATTAAAATAAACCCAAGAAATAACTGTATGGCTAGATAAAGTCATTGATACTGGTATAGATACATAATCATTAGTTCCATCAAATACAATACTCCCTCCATTAGCAGAGCTAAAAGTAGGACCATTAATTAAACTACCAGTAAAATTATTTGCAGTTAAATCTATCCAAGTAGTAGACCCACTCACATAGCTATTTCTATCAGCGGCATCCAGCTCTAATACTAACCCATCAGTAACAATCCTTGGTCCATTTCCAAATCCCATATAACAATTTTATAATAAATTAGCAATAGATTTTACTGTCCATACACCAGGTGCTGTAATGCTTAAATTTACATTTGGACCTGATATTGCTACAGCAAATGAAGCTGTAGCTGTATTTCCTATGTCTGTAGTTGTTACTTCAGTATATCGTACTGTAGTTCCACTCCATACACTCATCACTTGTCCTGCTCTTGCATTTGAAGCTGATGCTATAGTGTAATTATAGAATGCAGAAGTGAAGGAACTGGTAGCGATTGATGATACTGTTGTTGTTCCTGCTGTTGTTGTAGAGGAGGTTGAATTAAATTCTGCTATGCCTATATCAAAGGGAGAATTAGCGTATGATGCTGTTGCAGCAAAACTAGCACTAGATACACTCATTGATCCTGTTTGAGCACTAGTAATTACACTACTTCCATTAACTGATAAGGATCCAGTTATACTAACACTACCAGTAAACTGATGTGTATTTGAAAGTAAAGTACCGAATCTAGTAGAACCAGTTACAAAATCAACAGATGAAGTAATTGTTTGTACTACTAATGTTTGAGCAGTTATTTGATTAGTTATAATTAATGAACCGGTGATGGTAGAACTGCCAGATATATTAAAATTACCTCCAACAAATGTTAGTCCTGCAGATGCTG